AAAGTGCCTGGATCTATACCCAAACCTACTTTATTATTAGCAGAGTCTACATGAAGTGTATTTGTATCTACTGTTAAGTCACCAGTAATTGCAATATTCGTATCTAGTTTTGCAGAAGTAACTTGTCCAGCAGCAATCTTTGCAGTAGTCACAGCATCGTTTGCCAACTGACTTGTATTAACAGAACCGGCACTAGGAACACCAATGTCTAGTGTATCACCAAGTGCAATGATAAAGTCAATAACATCAGCACTNGTCAATGCAGAGTCAAAGATAATCTGTGAACCACTGACTGTGAATGAATCTTGNGGAGCNTGAATAACACCATTAAGTGAAACCAACANATGNTTNGCACTNTGAGGNTANTATGCACCACTNTCAAGTGTCAANTTATAGGTAGCAGTAGCTGAAGTCGTAATCGAATCCAACTTTGAATATGCACCAGCCTGTGGTTGTTTTCCGATAAATGGCATTATTTACTTTCCTCTATCACTATATTTAGTCTGCATCTGCAATTGTTAAATCACCAGATTCTACTTGTCTCATAACTTCTAGATAATCTGTGTTTTGTGGTTGTGTTTCATCACTTGTTATTGGAACAATCATCCCACCAATATCAGTATCAATTTTAATTGCAATATTTTCGTTTGTAAGTTCGTCTAAAATATATTGTGCTGAAATAATATTATATCTATTTTCCATGTTATAACTCCGCTATTAGTAGAGGTGTGCCTACTACATCAACATTATATGCAACCTCATCCGAAACACTATGTCCTGTATCTCTTAAAGCAATTATATTTTTGTATTGTTCATAACTTGCAATAATAATAGAATTCGCCGTGCTATTAACATTTCCGTTTCTATGGGTAGAGTGACCACTATTAGGAATAGTAGGAGTTGTTCTCATAGGAGCGCCTAAAGGATAACCAAACTGAATGGATGAACTACCAACTCCATTTCCAGCAAGATAACCAGACCCTAATTTTTGACAATACCTTTGACAAAGATAGAGTTCAGCAGCATATGTGCTATGCTCGAATGTGGTAGCCTCAGTGCCTTCTTCAAGTTGTAATTGTGCAAATTGAATTTTATCATTGGTGTTATGACAATTACCAAATGCCCAATATATCTGCAATCCTTTGTCAAAGTTTGTCAAAGAAGTAGCAGAAGTTCTTGTAATCGTAAAATAATACCATGTATCTACTGAAGTAAGTGTGAGTGTTCCATTGTTAGCAGCTGTTCCGTCACCAGAAATTGTTGCAGAAGTAAACGCAGCACCATGTGTAGTGTATCCAGCAAAGTTATCTGTTGCAGTGGGACAAATGATGTTAGTTGAAATTGCTTGGTTTACACTACCACTTCTTTTAATATAACCACTGATAGTAAATGAATTTTTTGCTCTAATACCAGCAAGAGATGAGGACTCTACTCTTTGTCCAAAGTAACCACCACCATTTCCACTGTTTGCACTTGTTGGGCCTCTTACCTCTGCAAATTTATTGTTTGCATCTGAAGTTGGGCCTCCATCAAATACATGATGTGTAGCACCAGTAGGACTCTGATCAAAATGCCCCATCCACCTGTCTGGAGAAAGATATTGCCAAATACCACCAGTATACGTTGCTGATGTGCCTCTTTGAGATATTCTGAAATTGCCATTGATAAAGACATTTCTTCTACCAGTTTCAATGCCAAGTTTACTTCCAGTAACAGCATCATCAGCAATTTTTGCAGAAGAAACAGAACCGTCAGCAAACTTTGCAGAAGAAACAGAACCGTCAGCAATCTTTGCCTGTGTAACAGAACCATCAGCAATGTCAGTGTTTACAACTGTACTGTCTGGTATTGCCCTTGAATTTAGTTTAATAAGTGCCATTCTGTTCTTTTCCTATTAATCTCTTTTATTTATTCGGTTGGTAGTGCTGCTTCCATTGCAGTCTTTCGTGCTGCAGCAGTTTCCACTACACCCAAATCAAAGGCCTGAGTAATTTGTGCATCTTCACCTGTTGCAATTGCAATCTCATTTGCATTGCAATGTTTTACAAGAAGGTCAATAATTTCTTCTTTTGCAACTCGTGCTCTGTTTGTCAAAGCATTATCTGCCCAATCTTGAACAGAAACAGCACAATACTCCATACACTTATTTTCTGTGTCTGAAAGTGTCACTGTAATATCTGGCATTATATTCTCCTGTTAATTATCCTAGTAGGTATCCACCCACAAAACTTCTGTTTGCATATATTTGTGAGTTGTTATCGTTGTCAAAAATTAGATAAACTGGTTTTAGTGTATCGTTTGCATTTAGATTAAATACTTTAGAAACGAAAACATGGTCTTGGTCTGACGAACCTTCATTACCTAAACCTGTCTGAAGCCAAGGGTCACCGCCTGAGTTTCCTTGTGATGTTGTTCCACCACCACCGTTAATATAGAAACCAGCGTGTATTCTGTTTGCACCACTTGTGAAAGACATAGCAAGGTAAATAAGATATTTACCAGCAACAGGAGCAGTAAATGTTCCAGCACTATCCCATCCACTACCAATATTCCAACCAACAGTGCCAAATGCATTTCCATATTGAACTGAGCCATACCCGCCAGCATTTGAAGTTGTTGTCCAACCAGCAAAGAATGATATTTGATTTGGTTTAGTTACATAACCTTCAGAAGTAAATTCAATTGCATTTGTTCCAGCAGTTCCAGCATCATTTAGCATTCTCATGTTTGCTTTGTCACCACTCATATAAAAATTCAAGGTTCTTTTGTCAGCAGTCATGTCTGTGTTTGTCAAAGAAATCTCTGCACCACTAGCATTATTACCATATACGACAAATTTTCTATTTGGAGTTAGTGTTCCAATACCAAATTGAGGAGTTGCCCCACCAATGAATTTTAAGTCATCCGAAACATTAAGAGTTCCATCAACATCTAAGTTTCCAGCGATATCAATATTCGTATCTAGTTTCGCAGAAGTCACTGCACCACTAGCAAGTTCTGTTGTATCAACAGCCCCAGCAGCAATCTTTGCACTAGTGACAGCATTGTTTACTAGTTTTGCAGTTCCAATAGAACCGTCTGGTGGAACGACTGAACTTTCAATTGTTCCAGCAATATGAAGAACATAGAAATTAACACCAGTTGCTGGTGCAGCACTCATCGTCAAAGTTGTTCCATTAACTGTATAAGCGTCTGTAGGTTCTTGGCGAACATTACCTACATAGACAGCAATATCATTTACAGTTGCAACTTGTTTTGATAACGTAAATACTGTGGTTGAACCGTCTGCTGTAAAATCATCCTTGACGATTGTAGCAAAACCAGCGGTTGGATTTTTTCCAATAAATGGCATATTACACTATCCTCTTAGGTTTTTTCCATAATACCCAAAACAACATCAAGTGCAGAACCAGTGCCTGCCTGAACCTTGAGAATGTCTGCGGCCTCTAAAATATATTTTTGTCCAGCAAGAGTTTCCAATGTAGTATTTGCTGGAATACTTACATCCTCTAGTAATTGGTGTGTTGTACTCGCAGAATTATCTGTGAATTGAACCTTAACTGTCACCGCTGAAGTTGTTTTATTAGCGATGGCAAGTCCAAGAACAACAACTTGTGTAGCAGCAGGCGCAGTGTATAGAGTATCATATGAACCTGTTGATACATCAGCAAGAGCCGCATTTTTGAAAGTGTTCGCCATTTTATTTTCCTATATTATCCTAAAGCAATCGCAAGTGCAGTTGCATCATCTTCTGGATCAAATGCGAGATCAACTCTTGCAATTGAACCATCTTGAATTTTTGCAGAAGTAACTGTATTATCTGCAATAGTATTTAGAGTGTTAATGTTATTAAGTTGATAAACTTGAATATTGTTTGTTCCACTTGCTGGAGCACCTGTGAATGTAAGTGTCTGTCCAGTTACAGTAAATGCATATGAAGAGCCTTCTCTTTGATAGACATTATCTACAAAGACAATGAAGTTTCTTGCATCATTGGTTACTGGTGTTCTTGTAAGTGTAAACGCAACAGTAGAACCATCTCCATTGAATATATCAACGAAAGATTCAGATTGACTAACAGATGCCTGTAGTAGTTGTCTACCCAAATATGTGATAAAGACTCTACCAGATGCATCTGGTGCTTCAGAAAAGTTAATAACTCCCTGTCCTGTCGAAGTAGATACAGTATAAGAGTAATCTGGCTCCTGTATAACACCGTCCAAAGAAACCAACAGTTGTGACGATGTTGATACTGGATAGTCTAGATTAAATTGTGTAGTCGAACCATCACCAGTGAGCACCTGTTTGTCAAATACTCCGTAGGACGGTTCTGCGCCAATATAACTCATTGTTGTCTACCTTTATAATTCATACTATTATTTATTACACTTCTTCAGCAGCTTCAGCATCTGCCTGTCTCTGTGCGGCAGTTTTAACCAAACCAAGACTATATGCCTGATTGACTTGACCGTTTAGACCTAGTGCAATTTGAATCTCGTTTTCATTACAATGTTGAATAAGAATGTCTGCAATTTCTTTTTTTGCATGATGAGATCTATTAGAAACAACATCTGCTACCCACTGTGTTGGATCAACAACAGCAAATTCTAATGCATCCATATCATAATCTTCAACCGTAATTGTAATTGTTTGTGACATAATATTATTTTCTCCTTAATTGATTAGTGCGCCCAAAAAGAATGTGTGATGGAAATTAGCAAAAACTGTTGATGTAGTTCCACTGTTAGCATATGGACACACTCCAATAGTATCGTTTGCACTGCATCGTATTACTACACTTCCAACAACCCTATCTCCAGTAGTTCCATTATTGGGGAAACCTACTGTTATACTTCTTCCGCCGGCCTTTACCAACCAAATTTGTTCAACAGAAGTGACACCTACATAAACACCAACGGTAAAAATATACTCACCAGCAACTGGACAAGTAAATAATCCATTACTAGTATTGAAGTTCCCCCCAATGTCGTGATATTCTGCATTAAATGGAACTACTTGTGTCTGGTTATTTGGTGTCCACCCTGTCCAGTTTCCACTAAGATATGCCCAAAACGCTGGTTGATGTGGAACAGTGTGATTTCCAAATTTATCAAGACGCATTACTTCTCTATGGTAATTTCCTGTATAATGAGTCTCAAATGCTATTTCTTGTGATCCAGCAGTATCATGGAATGCGATAGCAGCACCACCAGATACGCCTAAATTATAGTTACCAGTGCTATTATAATATTGAATGCGAGTGGGATTAGTTCCACTTTGCAATCTTATATTGCCATTGACTGATAATTTTTCAGCTGGATTATTAGTGGAAATGCCCACTTGGCCGTTGCTGTCGATACGCATACGTTCTGTGCCACCATTTGTATGAAATGTAAAAGCATTTGATGCGTGTTGGTAGTTTACTTGCCCAGTTGTTGTGCTATCAGTATCAGCAAAGAATATAGCACTGTTAGATGAGTTATCTGCGTATATGGTAATACCCTCTGAGCCACTACCAGTTCCAACTACAAGATTATTTGCACCACCATTAAATGAAGAAGGACTACTAGTACCAATGCCCACGTGGCCTGAGCTGTCAATACGCATACGTTCTGTTGGAACAGAATCTGATGTTCCACTTCTTGTAGAAAAGAATAAATCACCTTCAGTAGCACCAGTGCCACTTGTTACATCAAAACCTATTACTGCTGCATTTGTATTAGCAACACCACCACCCAATCCAAATCCAATATTTAATTTCCTGCCAGTAACTGCGTCTGTAGTTAGATGCAACGCACTATCAGTCATACTACCAGTTGATGAAACTGTATTTTTGATTTCAAGTTTTGCTACGCCTGAAGTTGTGCCGATGCCCACTCTATTGTTTGTACTGTCTAGATAAAGTGTTCCAGAATCATAGTTAAAGTTATTTGATAATTTCGCACCAGTGACAGCTCCAGTTGCAATGTCAACAGCTTCAATAGTTACATCACCATTTAAAAGTTCTGCAATATTTTTTGAATTACTAGCCATTATAGTTGATACCTTACTTGAATGTCAGATGATACTACTGGAGCAAAAGTTATTGTTAGTGTTTGTCCACTAATTGTATAATCTGTTGTTGGTTTTAAACAAATACCATTATAATATACAAATGCACTATTAGTAGGAATACCAGAGTGTGTTAGTGTAAATGCAGTTGTCGAACCATCACCAGTAAATGTGTCTAGTTGATAATCGGTTGATCTACGAACCACACCACGAACACCCAAGTGTTTTACTTCAATCTCTGCACTCGCAACAGGAGCGCCAGTAAATGTCAAACTACTTCCAGATAGTGTGTAGTTTGTTGTTACCTTTTGAATAATACCATCAACGGCAACCAATAGAGAATTAGCGTTTGGTGGTGTTTCTGACAATGCATAAGAAGTTGTCGAACCATCACCAGTAAATGTATCTGTCGTAAATGATTTTAAATTTGCAGCAAGTTCTACACTACCAACCGAACCGCCTGGCGGTTTCATGTTATAAGAACCAATACCTCTATGAACAACATAAATTGATGCTGTTGAAGAAGGAGATTCAGAGAAATTTAAAATTGTTGGTTGATTAGACGAATTCTCGTGAACTGTATAAGCGACATCTGGTTCTTGAACAATATTATCTAGAACTACTAAAATATTCTCTGTATTGGCTCCCGGCACCTCAACAGACAATTCTATTGCGTTAGAATATGTTGCATAGGCTCCTGTTACGCTACCAAATTGCGATCCAGTGAAATCCTCTTTGGGAAAACTTGGAGACACTTGATTAACATATGGAACACCAATATAATTAGACATTTAGTTACCCCTTATTATGTAACATCTTCTAGAATTGATGCAACAACATCTACTGTTGCCGCACTTGCATATACACGAATTTCATCGTCACCGTTCAACACAATCTTTTGACCTGACACAACCTTCAAAGACGAGCCCGAAGGAATAGGTGCGTTCTTTACGATATGATAAGATGCTGTTCCAGAACTATCATACACAAGAACAGTTGCAGAAACAGCAGAAGTTCCTGTGTTTGCAACATCAAGTTCAATCAGAATTGAGTTAACGGCAGAACCATTGTTCGCAGTGTATACAGTAGTAGGTGAACCACTAGATGTCGATACACTTGTTGCGAATGCATTTTTAAAATTATTTGCCATTCTGATTTCTTCCTTTGTTTATCCTATTTATAATGATTACCCAAGAGCAACTGCAAGTGCAATTGCAAAACCTTCAACTGCAATATTGCCACCAACTGCTGGGAATGTTAATGAACCTGTCATGCCACCACTCAAGTCTGTAATACTGTTATTAATTGCAATACCTGTATTAGTAGTTGACATCTTTACATCATTGTCATAATACAAATCGACAGAACCATCTGCTGTGCCAAGAATCATAGTTTCATTTGCAGCTGCGTTTTGGACTTTAAATAAATCTGCACTTAGTTGTAATTCACCAGTTGTATTATCGATCCTAGAATTTGTTCCGTCATGGTAGATTTGTAAATCGTCATCATCGCCAAACTTAATTCTTTCGCTTGCAGGCCCAGTAGAATCATCAAAGTCAATGACTGTAGGAAACATAACAGAACTTAAAGCTCCCTCAAGTTCTGAGATTGCTTCAATTACATCTGTTACTGCATTACCATTGACAGTAGATGGAAGATTAGCAATATCACCCACATCAACTGCAAGTTCATTGAATTCTACTCTCCACTCTTCAAAAGTGAAACTAGCTGGTGCGTTACGATCTGCCATTATTTCTTATCCATCATTTGCATTAATAGAGATTTTATTTCATGCATCTCTGACTTTAAACTATTTATGTCTCTTACCGCATCCCTCAACTCATCCTTTTGCTTTTGAACAGAACGAGATCTTTTAATTGCAGCTTCGTATGCAGCAACATTTGTATTTACAATAGCACGAGAATTAGTATCTCTTACTAAGTCTGGATGATTTTCTACTTTTACATATTCACTCATATTATGTCGCCAATGCAATTGCTCTTAGGTCTTTAATATATGGAACTTCACAAGAGTTTGTTCCTTGCATTCTAATTTTGATTGCAAAGGAAATGAACTCTTCTAGTCCTTCAGCAGAATATTTTCTTTCGATAAAATCAGTTTCATTAATAGAAGCATTTACATTAGTGTCTGGTTGTCCATCACTATTAAAATATTGCCAACCAATTTCATCAAAGTCAGATGCGTCATCAGAACGAAGTATCTTATACATTGCCTGAATTTCTGCACTATCAAACTGAACTGCATCAATATAAAGTCTGATAGCAGTAGCAGGGTTTTGCAACGATACCTTACGAGTTACATAAATGGCCTCGTTGTTATCACCTTCTGGTTCAGTTGGAGATACATAATCAGATGTAGGATATACATCAGAAGAATTATCAATATTATTAAGTCTATTAGATACTGCGATAACACTCTTTCTATCCAAGTCTAAGATTGGAGATAGATTTTCTCTATCAGTTGTCAAATTAAGAATACACTTGAACGATTTATTTCCAGACAACTCTAGCGTTTCGTTAATTGGAGAAGCGATAAGTTTTGGATTAGAAAAGATATAGTTATCATTCGTAGGAATATTCTCACCAACTGTTGATTGAGTAAATGAAGTCTGATTTCCACTTGGAGATGTTCCAGTTGTTGTAATAACAGAAGTAGAAATATTTGTATCTGGTAGTTCAACTGTTGGAATAAGAGTATGGATTTGATCCATTTGTGCATTCTCTGAAGCGAACACAGATTCACCACCACCAGTTCCATCAGCATTTGCAGCTGTGGTTGTAGTAACAGTATAAGAGTCAATTCCAATATTCGCAATAGCGTTATGAGTTTTATTCACCTCAGTCAGTGGAATACCATTTAGTTGATACAACTGAACTGAAGCACCGTTAGAGTGTGTAACATCAGAACCTTCAACTGCACGAGTAATGGAAGAGATCGAAGTTCCAGAAATAGTTCCAGACATAACTTCATTACCAATTTTTACATGAACTGTTCCAGAAGACGGCCATCCGTTTGAAGAACTCAATGTAAGTGAAGTTGCACCAGCGTTTAGAGTACCACTTAGAGTTGCACCAATTCCAGAAGCAACACCAGAGATAGTTACATTATTTGCAGACGAATACATATGGTGATCCGTGTGACTTACCTTTACTAGTGTTTGTCCATTAATTGTTCTAATTGGATTTGCAGCCAATTGTTTATTAGGAACATCCTCATTAACTAGAGTTACAACAGAAGTTTTAGATGTATCAAAAGATGCACGATACAATGTAAACTTCAAGTCTTCTAGATCATATGCAGTCCAAGTTGTATTGTTCTGTGATTTGAAAAGAACA